ATTAACTACTGCCTCATGGCCAGAAGTAATTGGGTTCATACGACCAAACGCTAATGCGTGGTGTTTTTCTAGTTCTTCTTTCACACAGCTTCCTTCAGCGCATGGTGCAGTTCCAGGTTTACGTTTGTAACCTGTCCAGCAAGTACATTTTTCTTTTAATTCGTTATAGGTAATCATTTTAACAATTCCATTTTCTTAATGCTAGTGCTTTACGAGTTGGTTCACCATTAGGTTTCTTCATTGGACCATCAACGCCACTCATACGTGCACAAAAAGATTTTCTACGATTGGCAGCTTTACTACCAGCCTTTAACTTTGAAGGTGGTGTAGTAACTGGAGCCTTTAAATGACCACCTTGTGCATTATAGTGATCACGACCTTTTTGTGTTAGCCCACCAGTAGATGACTTATATCCTTTTGCGTCAACTGCTGCTTCATTTGTTTGAGACGCTTTTAATGCTGCATCAGTTGGAGCACCTTTGCTTCCTGGTTTGCGCATATGTTCACCAGAACCATTCTTAATTCTTTCTTGTTTAGCATGGATGTTATCCCACAATCCACGCTTGGCTTCTTCTAAGTATTCTTTAAAGGAAATCATACAGCTTTACCTGCGCTTTTAATTGTTGATAATGGATCGCTTTGTGAATCAAACTTATGCGCTTGAGAAGCAAACTTTGTTTCTTTACCAGTTTTTGGATCAGTGTGACTAAAATGAACAGAGCCACCACTTGCTTTTACTTTAATATTCTTATGATCTTTTAGAATATGTTCATAATCTTGAGCTGGGTTTGCTGTATGATGTTGAACACCCTTTGCAGTTTGGTATGTAGTATGTTTAGAGAAGTTTGCTTTACCAGCTTCTGCAGCTGGAGTACTTTTAGCTGCAAGAACATCACGGATATGATTAACTACGTGTTCATGATTACCAGAATCTAAATGATGTTGTAATTCAGCAGCATGGTGATGCGCAACATTGGCCAATAGTTTTTTATTTTCAGCTTTAACTTGATTGTGTTTCTCTGGGTTCTTTTGTGCCCATTCTTTACGTGCTTCTTCGTTCTTACCTTCTAACTCAGGATGCATCGTTTTAATTTTCTTTTGGTGTTCTTTATAAAGCGATTGCGCCTTTTCACCACTTGATTTCATACCAAGACTTGATGATGGAACATTCTTACTAGATTTATCACTAACCTTTAAACTATAACCATGATGGGTTTCATCTTTAGGTTTCTTAGGGTGGTGAGTAGAAATATAGATATCTGAAGAGTCTTGTTTCTGAGTTGCTTTAACACCAGTTACTTTTTCTGTATCTCCAGGTTTTGAAGTCCAATGAACTCCATGAATTACATGACCTGGATGAGTTGCTTGGATGTTCTTATGAATATCTGCAGCTGCGCTTTTGGCATTTGCTTCAATACGTTTATAATCATTAGGATGAATCTGTTTCTTTAAACGATCATGCGCTTGTTGTGGTGTTTCACCTTCAGCATTTTCATGTTTAGACATATGCTGACCATTGTTTAAATGTTTGCCAACTAAAAGTTCATGAAGAACACCTTTAGTATTATTGGAAACGCCACCTTCTTTAGAAGCATCGTCAGCAGCTTCTGTTAGATTATCTTCGAAATAAATTTCTTCGTTTAAGAATGATTTAAATGATTTCATTTACGCACCTTTAAAAGATTTGATCTTGCGAACTCAGCACGATTCACAAGTTTAGATGGTTCTGTTTTACCATTGTGTTCATGATTAATAACAAAACCTTCTGGTTTGGATTCTTTACCTTCGATGTGGTGTTCATAATTACTATGACCACTTTCTAAAGATTTAACTAATGTATTCTTTGCTGCTGCCAAATGATTATGAGCAGTTAATGTATTCTCATAATGCCCTTTGTTTTTCTCAACGTGGGCAATTTCTTCTTTACCTTTTGCACGTTTTTGTTCTTGGGCTTTTTCTGTCTTAACACCAGCAACTTGCTTAGCATGGTGGGCTTCAAGATGAGATTTAAAATCTTTTACGTTTGGAGTAGTGTTATTTCTAACAGTTGAGTTAATGTATGTTGCTAGATGACCATGTTCACCACTATGCGCTGGGTGAATAGCATTATACATTTTGTCGCCATGAGTGTCATGAACTGCTTTGGCAGCTGCCATATGTTTATGAAACTCATCTTGATTTTGTTTAGAATGATTTGCTGTGCTAGTATCATAGCTGGCATCATGGTGGTGAACATCAGGATGCTGACCAAATTCGTGATGATTAACTTCATGATGAGCAGATAATGATTGAATATCTTTACCATGATATTGAGTATGAACAGCAACACCTACTTTTGCTTTTGTAGCTTTCTTGGCTTCTTCACCATGCGCAGTGTAGGTAATAGTGTTAGGAGTAAAGGATGCTTTACCAGATTTTTTATCGTGTTTAACATCACCCTCAGAGTGCATAATATCACCCTGATATACTTTACCTTTTGGTGTAACTTTAGGTAGGTGATGTAACGCAGCTTTTAATTTAGTGGCAAGACCTGGAGCGTGGCCATGATTCTTGTCAATGTCAGCATCAGTATGATTAATCTTTGGTTCTTTATTAAATGCTGATTTAGAAGCAACAAAGAATTTACCATTCTTAGGATGAGTGCCGAAAACTACAGCAGGAGAACCATCATACTTAGTGGTAAGGTTACTATTGTTCTTACCAGCTTTCATATGTTCATGTGCGTGCATTAAAGCACCATGAGCATGTTCAAATCCTTCGTGACCATGCATTAATGGACGATCTTCAGGATGCGTAATGTGCTTTAACTTAGCACCTTCGGCTTCTTCTTTTAAATATGTTTGGAATGATTTCATATTAACCTATTTTCTTTGCGGATGTTTTTAACCACCATCCATGTTTCTGATGTGTATCGATTCGGTCAGCAATAAAATTACAAATACCTTGTTGTTTATTTGCATTTGCTAGTTCGAACACTTTATTTAGGCTGTTAATCACTTCTTGATTTGCTTCGATTAACTTTTGCAAAATATCAGAAAGAAGTATTAATCTAGTTGATTCTTCTTCGATTGTTTTATATTTGTATAACTCATCAATACTTACTGGCGCATAGTCATCAATCTTACGTAGCAGTTCTGCAGTAGGATCAATAGAATTATATACATCAACGTAAACTTCTTCAAAGAATGCATGATATTGTGTAAATAAAATACCTTCTACGTTCCAATGGAATTGGTGTGTTTTATAATACATGACAGTAGCATTTGCCAACAATACTTTAATTGCGGTTTTTAATTCATCCATTTAAAATACTCTTCTAGTTTTTCCACGAGAAACTTCCCCATGGGTTAATCTTGATTTTTCAATTCTTCTAACTGTCGCAACTAGACCTGAAGTCATTTGTTTAATCTGCGCCATTTTTGTTTTCATACGCTTTTCAATACTTGCTTTTTCATCTGGTGCTAGATTACGTAACTTTCTACCACGCAACATTCTTTTCTTCATCATTCTAATAGCCATTCTTCTGGCTCTGCTTTCAGCTTTCTTACCATTAGCAACAGTATGTGTTGCTATTTTACTTCTTTGTTTACGTTTAGTTTTGCTAGTTCTTAATCTAAACTTAGCATGCATTCTTGATGAAGTTGTTGCCTCATCAATTGCTTCTCTATCAGAAACATAGTCTTTAAACGTCAGCATTCGAACTACTCATTGGATCAAATGGTTGTCTTCCATCTTGAGGAGCAGCACCTGATGGACCATTCCAGTCAGCAGCACCGATATGACAAGACATTGAAGACATAGTCTGTGTATCTAAATGATTAGGTAAAAAATGTAAACGATCACCACGCTTTACAGCAACCCAGTGATTCTCTCCATCTTTTTCTTTAAAAGAATGGCGTTGCCCGTGTTGTAGTTTACCAATCTTAGAGTGGTGTTCTTTACCAATTTTAATTTGAACAGCATGACCATGGTCAATTAACTTGTGGTCAGCATGGTGTTCAATTTTAGTTTCTTCTTTAATAACACTTTCAGAAACATAAGGATGTTTTAATCCTTCGCTATGATGTTGTTCAGCTTTTTCCCACTCACGCTCAGCAGAAGAATGTCTACCTTTAGATTCATGCCAGCGACCCATTGAGTCGTGATGATTAACCATATGTGCATGATAACCACCCATGTTACCAGCAGTTTTAGATTTCTCTGCATTATCTTTATGCTGCATCGCTTCTTCGTGGTGATGGTCGTAAGTTTCTGCGATAGTTCTAAATGATTTTAATTTTTTCTTTTGCATATCGGTTTCTATTAATTTAACATTTTGAATCCATTTGCTTAC